GAGTTGCACCACAGTGGAAAGGATGCCACCAGAGGGTTGCGCGGTCACTCTTCCCTACTTGGAGCCGTGGACACGCAACTGGAACTCTTAAGGATGGAGGGCGGTAAGCGTGACGGTATTGCCGGTTCGGGACTGCTCACCATCAGCAAGCAAAAGGACGGCGCGGACAACATCAAGATCGGATTCGAGATGGTTGAGGTGCAGTTATCAGCGTCCAGTTTGGGATTGGAACCCGTCATCAGCCTTGCCGTTAACCCTTCGGATGAGGCAACAAGGGTCATGGCGGACACGGAAAAGAAGGAGAAAAAACCGCCAAGCAGGTCAGGTGTTGGTAAGAACCAGCAAATCTGTCTTGACTCTTTGCACAAGGCGATTAAGGAATTTGGCGAGATGCGGGACCTTGACGGTAAGAGAAACAAGGCCGTAAAGATCGATTATTGGCTTGAAAAGTTCACCCAAGTCTGGGGTCATGGTAAGACACCCAAGCAAATATCGAACGAATTTAGCCGCCATAAACGCGAATTTCTGTACGCAAATGGAGTGGAAATCTTCAAGGATTACGTTTGGGTTGTGTTCAAAGATGAGCCAAAAGAGCAGTTTTGATGCAGAAAATCCTACAAATGGTACGCAAATGGAAGATCAGAAATGAGAAAACTGCTTGTTATTTAAGCAGAAAAGAAGCAATCTGTCCTACAAATGGTAGACAAATGGTAGACAAATGGAGTCCATTTGTAGGATAAATCGTCCTACAAATGCGGGCAAATCCCTTTAGGGATGCCGCACCATTTGTAGGACGATATGGAAGAACCCGTAAGAAATTAGAAAGGTTTGAAATGGTAACGAAGAAACGTGCGGTAGTAGTAAAGGTTGAGCAGCCAAGTTTTCCAACAGACCCGTTCAAGGTTAAGTTGAACTCGTTGCTGTTGTCGATCAGCAATCGGAACAAAGACCACACTGCGGTGTGGGGTACTGATCGTTTGATTAACTTGGTGGATGCCGAACTCAGGACTAAGTTCTGGAATCAGATGGAACGGGTCTGGTTGGCTCAAGAGAATCGGGACGAGGAAAGATTGGAGAAGGCGGTCAAGGGAATGATTGCGGGGTATGACGCTTTGGAACGGTACGCGGTTGCGAACGGGATCAACCCGATGCCTGACATTGCGGCGATTGAGCATGAGATGGCTGACGGTTCGGTGATGGTCATTGTCAAGACTAAGGGTGACGCGCTGCTATACAGCCAGTTCCGTCCAGAGGTACAAGGACGGCACATCTGGAACATGGAGGAGATCGAGACGATGATGGCCGGTGCGGTGATGCGAGAGGTCATCAAGATCAAGCAGTTGGATGCCGGAGCCACGATGGTGAAGGTGGGCGGTGACAGCGGGTTCGATGATATGGAAAGTGACTTGGACTTCAGCAAACCGTCAACGCTGCCAAAGAAGTTCAACACGGAACTGGCAGAGGCTGGCAGGAATGCCTCAATTTGACGAGAAAATGGGTGCGGTGATAGGTTGGGTGCTTGGATAGACTAAAACGCTTAGAAAGGGCTTAGAAATGGCTGGTAGACCGAAACGCAAGGAGGACTTGATTAAATTGGATCAGATTCCACAGGAACAGATCATCGTGATGCTGGAGGAGGGCAAGTCGATTACGCGGGTGTGTATGGCGTTAGGCGTGGGTCGGACGGCTATGAATGTGTGGTTAAGCAAGCCAGAGAACGTAGAATTGGTCTCGCGTGCGCGTGTGAGGGCGGCTGATCTGATGGTCTCCGACGCGCTGGACATCGCCGACTCAGCGTCCATCGAGGAGGTCAACCTGGCCAAACTACGCATCCAAACGCGCCACTGGACGGCTGAGAGGTGGAATGCGCCTGCTTACGCGCAGCAGAAGGGTCAGCAGGTCAGCATCAACATACAAGGGATGCGCATGGACGCACTGCGCCATGTCGAGGTGCTAGAGGACTTATCCACACCCAAATTGTCCACTTAGTCACATCAACCTGTGCATAAGTACCATACGACCACACAATCCATGTATAACCTGTGCGTAAGTGGCAATCTTATTAACATAATGAACACTGTATCAATTACAGTTCCGCATCATGGAATCCTGCCCACTTGGGGCTGGGTTCTGGCCGTCTGGCGGCTGACCCCCCCCTTCGTGCCATCGGCGGGGGCGGGACTGATGCTGCCCCTAAGAAATACCGACCACAACCCATAGAAAGCCGCCAATGACCACACCCCCCACCCCCACTATGGAACTCGCCCCTCTCCCAAAAAAAAATAAAAAAAATGTGGAATTGACCAAAGACGCAATAGAACAGATCGCGGCCATGTCCGCAGCCGAAGACAAGAACCCGTTCATCGCGTTCGTGAAACGCTACAAGCACAACCCAACCCTGTTTGTCCAAGAGGTACTCAACACACAGCCCGACACCTGGCAGAAGGAGTTTCTTGCCCACATCGCGGACGGCAACCGACGCATCAGCGTCAGGTCAGGCCACGGCGTCGGCAAGTCCACGGCAGCGTCCTGGGCGATCCTTTGGTATCTGTTCCTACGGTTCCCAGTGAAAATCGTCTTGACGGCCCCCACATCCAGCCAACTCTATGACGCCCTGTTCGCGGAACTGAAGCGCTGGGTGAAGGCGCTGCCCGAAACCCTGAGAGATCAACTCGAAGTCAAGCAGGACCGCATCGAGGTCAAAGACGCCCCCAACGAGGCCTTTATCTCAGCGAGAACCAGCCGAGCCGAGCAGCCCGAAGCCCTACAGGGCGTCCACTCAGACAACGTGATGCTGGTCGCTGATGAGGCGTCGGGTATCCCCGAGCAGGTATTCGAGGCCGCGGCCGGTTCCATGTCGGGACACTCTGCCGTGACCCTGCTGCTGGGCAACCCTGTGCGCAGTTCAGGGTTCTTTTACGACACCCACAACAGGCTCAAGGATGACTGGATCACGATGCGGGTCAACTGCACCGACTCACCCAGAGTGTCAGAGGCTTACGTTGATGAGATGAGGTCAAGGTACGGCGAGGAGTCAAACGCCTTCCGTATTCGCGTACTTGGAGAGTTCCCTAGGTCAGACGACGACACCGTCATCCCGATGGAATTGCTTGAGATGGCCACGAACCGTGACGTTGAACCCTCCGCACACGCCCGTCTTGTGTGGGGATTGGACGTCGCGCGGTTCGGTTCCGACCGATCTGCCTTGTGCAAGCGTCAGGGCAATGCCGTCCTAGAACCCGTCAAGACTTGGAAGAACTTGGACTTGATGCAACTCACCGGCGCAGTCGTTGCAGAGTACGAGGCCCTGCAACCCAGCCAGCGACCCCATGAGATTCTTGTGGACAGCATCGGTTTGGGTGCTGGAGTGGTTGACAGGCTACGAGAACTGAAGTTGCCAGCGCGTGGCATCAACGTCTCGGAGTCTCCGGCGATGGGTGCGACCTACAGAAACCTGAAGGCTGAGTTGTGGCACAAGGCCAAGGCTTGGCTGGAGCAGCGCGACTGCAAGATGCCCAGGGATGAGTCCCTAATCGCTGAGTTGGCTGCCGTGAGGTACTCGTTCACGTCAAGCGGCAAGATTCAGATTGAGGGAAAAGATGAGATTCGCAAACGTGGCTTGGCCTCGCCAGACAGGGGTGACGCATTCTGTCTCACATTTGCCAGCGATGCCATCATGGGAATGTACGGCTCGGCGGCAAGTTCCGTTTGGAACAAACCCCTGCGCCGAAATATTCCAAGAGTTGCATAATTGGGCATTCAGTTTTTGAAAGGATAGGTAATGGCCACACAGACAAGCCGTAGCGTCCCGTCACGCTACCAAGGCGCGATGGATCAGATGATGAAGGAAGACACCGACACATCAAACTGTCCGCTTCCAACTCAAGACATCACCCTAAATCTCAAGAACCGAGCCAAGGCGATAACCACCGCGGCCTACGGTCCTGAGAACCCCAAACTGCCAAACGAGGCTTACTGGAAGCGCATGGCTGACGAGTGGGACGTGTCTGCCGAGGAAGCAAAGCAAAGCCGTTGCGGTAACTGCGCGGCGTTTAACGTATCCGACTCAATCAAGCAGTGCATCGCTGATGGCATCGGCAACGACGCTGATCCCGCTGACGTTATCAAGTTGGCTGACCTTGGCTACTGCGAAATCTTTGACTTCAAGTGCGCGGCCAGCCGTAGTTGCCGTGCGTGGGTTGTTGGTGGCCCTAACACCGGCGAGGCCAAAGACGAAGAGATGGAATCAGAAACCGAAGGGGAAGACGAATGAAAGCAGGACTCTACGCAAATATCAACGCCAAGCAAGCCCGTATCAAGGCAGGCAGCGGCGAGAAGATGAACAAAGTTGGCAGCAAGGCAGCACCCAGCGCAGCCGACTTCAAGAAGTCTGCCAAGACAGCCAAAAAGCCAATGAAGAAGAAATGACAGCGGCTTGGCAACGCAAGGAGGGTCAAAACCCTAAAGGCGGTCTGAATGCCAAGGGCCGCGCCAGCCTGAAGGCGGCAGGCCAAGACATCAAGCCGCCAGTCAAGTCAGGCGATAACCCGCGCCGTGCGAGTTTTCTTGCGCGGATGGCGGGTAACGCCGGTCCTGAGTACAAGGACGGCAAGCCGACGCGGTTGCTACTTAGCCTCAACGCTTGGGGCGCGTCAAGCAAGGCAGACGCAAAGTCCAAGGCAAAGGCGATCAGCGCGAGAAACAAATCGAAATGATTTCTCCGATCTGCATCTCAACCGTCACCGGCAAGGGTCTTGCCGTAATGTTGGCAAGTATCGACGAGTACTGCCCAGAGGCTCCCGTTTACCTGCGCGGACCTTTGCACGTCATCAGCCACTTTGAGGCCGACTACAAGATGGAGGGTGACAAGAGCAACTTCGGTGATGCCTACAACGCCATCATCGACAAGGCGTTTTCCGATGGGTTCAGTTCCGTGGTGGTGGCAAACGATGACATTGTTGTAACCCCCACCAGTTACAAGTACCTGCTTGAGGACGTGATGCAACTCAAGAAGCAATTCAAGGAACCCTTGGGCTGGGTATCGGCAAGATGCGACGCAGCCCGACCTGTGCAGAACATCAGGTCGAACCCGTTTAATGAAAAACTAAATTACTTCAAATACCCTTACGAGGACTCCATCATTCCGATGCATTGCCTCTCCCCGATATTCGGGTGGATCAGCGACGAGGCGTGGAACACGTTCAAGTTCCCACCCCTGAACTGGTACTCCGATGATGTCCACTGTGAAGACCTGCGAGCCGCTGGGTTCCAGCATTACTTATCCCGATCCTACGTTCACCACATTGGTTCACAAACTATTGGCCTTGACGGAGAAAAACTTACTGCCCAGGCCAAACCGTGGATCATTGAAAACAGGCCACGTTATGCAGCAGACTGGTTCAATTCTTAACCTCGGCTCCGGCAAAGACCGGCGCGAGGGTTGTATCAACGCAGACATCCGCGACGATGTCGGAGCCGACTGGGTGATGGACATCTGCAAGCCAGTGCCAAGCCGCCAGTTCTCTCAGATCATCGCCAACGACGTACTCGAACACCTGCCCGACCTAGTGGCGGCCATGAAGAATTGCAGGGATATGCTGGAGATGGGTGGCAAGATGCACATCCAAGTACCCTACGACTTGAGCCTTGGAGCCTGGCAGGACCCAACGCACGTCCGCGCCTTCAACGAGAAGTCGTGGGTTTATTACTGCGAATGGTCGTGGTACTTGGGCTGGAAGGACACCAAGTTCGAGATGATCCACCTTGAGTGCAGGCTCAGTGACTACGGTGCTAGCCTAGAATTACCCCAAGAGGAATTGATGCGGACACCCCGCGCCGTTGATTCCATGTACGTGATCTTGAAGAAAGTACCGATATGAACATGAACGAACTCCCAATCAGCACCGACATCTCAG